TGAAATTGTTGAAATTATAATATCAATAAAGTATTTATGATATAATATAGTTATATCACTAATGAATTTTAATAACAAGCAAAAATACGATTTTTTTATATATTATTTTGTATAAACGTTGAATTATCAACGTTTATTTTTTATGCCTTTTTATTTGTAATCAACATTTAAGTACATAAATTTATTCCTTTTTATGCCCCTTTTTCCCCTTTTATACACCCCTAGAAATATATTTTTTGCTCCTGTAGGGGACTTAAATTTTCATAAAGGGAAGTTTGTGAGAGATTGCCTGAACTCGAACTCGGGAAGTCGTTCTTGTAGTTTTTACACCCACCCCCTATACTTTTTTATTTTTTTCATTTTCCATTTTTTCAATTTTCCAATAAAAAAAACAAAATCCAATCCAGCAATCTTTTTCGCTCATACATTGACAAACATATAACAACACCATAATCAATATATTAATTTTACGAACATACTAGCAACCTATAAGCACTACATAACTACACGCCTATAACCTAGTAATTGCAATAGGTTCAGAGCATAACAAAGCAATACAAAAAATAATATATAATCAATCTATAAAGTAAACTAATCAATAATACTAACAGCCTATAAACGTTGGAATATCAACACTTTGTATAATAAAAATAAATATAAAAACTTGTATAAAACTATTGACTTAATCAATGGATTAGTATATAATATATATAAAGATAAAGGAAGAAAAAAAACAAAATAAAAAAACAAAATTTAGGAGGTTGATTTTATGAAAATCAAAGCAACACAAAAACAAATAAAAGAAAACTATAGCAATATTTTAGCGATTGGATATGCTGAGTATTATCATCTTTTAGACAAATATAAAGCAATGTACTACACTTGTGGGGTGTACGGCTGGAACGCCGACATATTTATTGATTATAAAACAGATACAGCAATAGTAACAGGGTATAGAACGTTTGGCGATAGATTGAAAGATAAACAACTCGCGATATTTGAAAAATATAATAATAAAGCTAGGAAGCTAAAGAAAAGATATAACGATTATAATTTTAGTGATACAAAAATTGAAAATAAACAATGTTTCGAATATAAAAGGCTTGATTATATACTTGATAAAATGCTAGAAACAGCAATAAAAAAAGCATTAAAATGTAAATAGTAGGAGGCAAAAAATGAAAGACAACAAATTTATAAAAGCGGATTACAACGTCAACATTTACACAGCTATAGGCTGGAGAGGAAGAAAAGCGACCGCTATACTTGAAAAAGTATCAGAGAAAAGGGCAAAAATTGTAGCTTGCAGAATACCTAAAGCGGACAGCAAAAGGCAAGACTATTTTAACAAATACTGGGAAAATGAAGAAATCGGAAAAGTAAAAAATATAAAAAGTTTAGAAAACATTGAAGAAATCGAAAACGTTGAAAATGTTGAAAACTTTGAAGAGTTGTTATACAATTTTTAAAAATATGATATAATAAAGAAAAAAAGAAAAGGAGCAAAAAAATGAAAGAATTAGAATTTTTATTTAAAAAAAGAATTGGAAGAAAGCGGAAAGCTTACAACTTGGGAAGAAGTGAATTACTTTAAGTATAATTTAAGTGATGAAGCGATATTGAATGACGGGGGTTGTACTTGCCCTGAAAGTAGAGAAATAACAACAGTTAAAGAACTTGAAGAAGTTTACAATGAGGCTTTAACTTTTAAAAACTATAGAAATCGTCAAGAACTTGGAGAAATCAAAGAAATTGGATTTTTTTCAGGAACTAAAAAAGATAAATACGGTGACAATTTGGAATTATGTTATATTAATTTTGTTGGAGAAATTGTAAAACTTTGCACTTTATCAAAAAAATTAGGATATTATGAGGAATATTTTACCGATTTAGTCAGTTTCGGATTAGATGAATATGATGAAGAAGAAAACAACCGACTCATTGAAGAAAAGGAAGAACTTGAGTTTTTATATTCACAATTAAAAAACATTTCTGACGAGCTTCCTCAAAAGGCAGAAATTTTAGAAGATTATGAAAGAGTTTTAGAAGTTATCAATAATATTTAAAAAAATAGGAGTGGACTTCTCCACTCCCGACCTGCTACATTGCAGGTTAGCCCTTTCGGGCAGTAAAAAAATTATAAAACTCACAAAGGTTGTTAAACCTTGCAAAAACATTATAACAGGTACAAAAAGAAAAAACAATACATTTTTTAAAAAAAGGTAGGTGTAGTATTTGAAGCATTTTAAAAAAGTAGCTATCTTTTTACTACTTGCTTTCATCACTTTTCTTTTTTGGCTAGATAAAAGAGAGATAAAAAAAGAACCTTTTACCCCGTCAAAGTTTGACACTGAAAATTTTGAAAACAATAAAAAAATCTTGCATAACTCAAAGCTCTATAATTCAGAGTATCGCAAGTATTTGCAGCAAAAAATCGAAAAAGAAAAAGAAGCAAAAGAGCAAGAGCAAGAGCAACAATATCAAGAAGAAGAAACGGAAGCGGATCACGTAAAAAGCAAAAAAGTAAAAAGTACAGGTGAAAAAGCAAAAAGTCAAAAAAACAAAAAGACAAAAAAAGTCAAAGAAGACGACGAAAAAATCAAAGAAAAGACTAAAAGAGCAAGAATACAAAGAGAAAAAGAAAATAATAAAAATGACAAGTACATTTTTAGACACAAGATGAAAAGCAAAAAAAGACCATAAAGGAGAGCAAAAAATGAATATATCAAATAAAAAAGTTGATTTAGCACTTGAAAAATTAGAAAACTTAGAAAATGAGGTTTTTAGTTTAAGAACAGAACTCACAAGACCTGATATCACTTCATATAGAAGTAAAAAATATTTTTTATATCAAGCAACAAATAACGGCGTTTTGTTGCCTGACACGTACGGGGCTTTAATAGAAGCATTTAAAACTCAAAAAGAATTTATTAAATACGTCAACGAAATTTTAGAAGAAGACAAAAAATATCAAGAATATTTAAAAAGTGATGAATACAAAAAAATAAAAGAGGAAGAAGAAAAACAAAGGCAACGAGAATATGAAGAATATAAAAAAGATTACGAGTTACAAATAAAAACAATGTATGACGACTAAAAAAAACAGGAGCGAAGGCTCCTTTTTTTATTGCTTATTTATAAAGTTGTATAATCGTTGATTTTTCAACGTTTATCACAAAAATATTACATCAATGTAAACGTTTATAATTTAAATTAAATATTTTTTTAATGTATTTATATGCTTAAATTTTTATAAGGCTTTAAAACTCATTTTAGAGCCTTATAATTTTACTTATTTTATGCAGTTTTACATTATATAAGTTTATATAAGCAAAAAAGTCCTTATAAAAAATATAAAGAACCTTTTTACTAAGTCCACTATTGAACTCTACCATAATTATTTTATCATATTTATATTATATTGTAAATATAAAAAATATTATATAATTATATAAAATAAAAATAGTCGCAAACTAAATGAGCATTTTTATAAATTATATATAATAAAAAAATCGCAAACTAAATCACGATTTTTTAATAAATATTTATATATTATAATAATATTGACGCAAACTAAATGGCTATTTTAATTTAAAATTTCAATTAATATAGCATTTAAAAAAGTGAATATATAATTTTTGTTGTTACTAAAATTTTCTTCACTTTCAAAAATATCATCAATAAAATCAAAACTTATTTTTGTTTCTGCTGATAAACTTAACAACTTTGAGCAAAATTGTTCATAATCATTACAATCTAATAGCTTAATTAAAACATCAATTTTAACTTTTAATACATTAAGATTACTATTTTGTCTAAAATAATTGGCAATCTTTTTTGCTGTTTGTTTTGCTTCTTCAAATTTCATTTCTTCCATTTTCGCAAATCTCCTTTTTATTTATAAATTATATTATTAGTTGAGCAAACTAAAAAGCTATTTCAACTCTTTTAGTTTATTATCTATTAATTCTTTTAGCTCTAGTAAACTGTTTTTATCAGCATATTTATTGATTAATAGTTTAGCATTGCTTTTGTAATTAGATATTTTTTTTCTTTCTCTTGCTTCAGGATTGTTTGCAAGATATTTTTTATTCCATTCTACTTGTTTTTTCATTCGCTCTTTTTTCTTATCCATTTTCTTATCCCCTTTGTTTTATAAAAATATTATAACATAATCTATATATTATTACAATATATTTATATAAATTAATTTTCTAGCAAACTAAATAACAACTTCTGTAGTTCTTCTTTTTCCTTTCCCCCTTTCTTATATATACTTTCAATATATAAGTGAGTTTCGATTGACAAAGGTATTAAATTCTTTTCATCATATCTTCTACTAGGGTCATCATTGACAGGAATAATATGATGTACTACTTTTGACTTAACTATTCTATTATTGACCTTTAATTCGTAAAGGTCTAAATTATTGTATTTATTTCTAATATAAATACTCAATTTATTCCACTTTGATAATTTATAAAAACTTTCATTCTTGCTTTTTGTTCTGTTTTGATAAGAATTTTTTTGATGTTTCTTTTCGCAAGTCTCACAAAAACTTTTATTAATCGGTATTAATTTTCTTTTACATATAGGGCAAAGTTTATTCATTTTATATCTCCTATTCATATATTTATATATATATAAAAAAATAGGGCAAACTAAATGCCCTATATCCTATTTTAATCTTAATATTTTGTACTTATTTTAACTTTTATATATAATTTAATAATTAGTCGCAAACTAAATTACAATTAAATTTAAAGCTATTTTATAGCTATAATAATATTATCGCAAACTAAATAAACAAATAAATTAATTAAAAATCAAAAATCTTAAAAAATTCATCTGATATAGCATTAACATCTACATTATATTCATCAAAGAATATTCTAGTAGCAATATTCATTATAGCGTCAACAGGGTCAATCTTATCTTTTGACCTTTGCTTATCTATTTTAAAATTTTTGTTATTATCTTCTTTTAAAACAGCATTACTCATACAGAAATTAAGTAATCCGTCTTTTTCGTGTACAACGTTCTTTTTGTAAACTTCTTCACGGAAGCGGACTGTACCCTCACATAAAGTACGGATAGTCTGTGATATTTCAACTGTATTATAACCTAGTTTACTCATCTCTAAAGCAAATTGAGTAGCACTCCAGCTATCGTAACACACTTCTATAATGTTGCAATGGTATTCTTCTTTAAATTTATTGATATAGTCTATAATATCGTAAACGTCTATAACTTCGCTTTTTGTCAAAGTGAGTTTTCCCTCTTGCTTGAATTTATACCAATAATCCTGCCCACTATTGATATTATTATAATATGTTGTTTCGGGCATAAAGGATTGTTGTTTAAAATAATATTTATCATCAACCTTTACGCCAAAGGCAACTGATGTTAAGTCGTCTTTTTTTGATATATCGACACCAACAAATACATTTCCTTTACTAAAAATACTATAATCAAAATTTTCGGTACATTCTGCCCATTTTTTCATATTCATATATCCGTTATCTGCCATATCAACCCATATATTCATATTTTTAGTTAGGAATTTTCTTAATTTACTTTCATCTAATTGAGATAATTTATAGTCGCTCCTTAATGATTGCAAACCTTCTTCATAAGTTGCAACTATCGGATTGGCTTTTATCCATAATGTTTCATCATTTAACCTGTCGCCCTCTTCCATTTCGTGAATATCTATAAAGTATGTATCATCTTCAATAGATATATTAGGGTCAAGTATTTTTGAAGCCTCATCATAAGTTGACTTGCAGGGGCAATTTATATCAAAACCTGCTGTAGTTATTGTTACTAATAACGCTTCGGGTCTTGCTATCATACCCGTTTTTAAGTTAGACCATATTTCATCTGTCTTGTGGTCTTTGTACTCATCAACAGTAGCTAAACTAGGGTTGTTCGCATTATCATTATTCTTTGCCTCTCTTGATAAAGGCTTAATAAAGCCGTTATTACTTAAATTAGTTATTTGATGATAGGCTTCTTTCCACTTGTCTTTTAAAAAGTCGCTAGTCTTTAAAATATGCAATATTTCTTTATAAACAATTTCAGAACCCTCTTTGTTCCAACCTGATAAGTAGGCTTCTTGTTGACCTTTTGTAAACAAAAAGTAGCTGTTTAAACAGGCTAACATTTGGGACTTACTGTTTTTTCTCCCTACCTGAATATAAGCTACTTTCGTTACTCTTCTATTATTTTTTCTATATTTAAAACACAACATACTACTAGCCCAAAACATTTGGACTTCAACAAGTTCAATCGGTTGACCCTCTAATACTCCAGCTCTATGTTTGAATTGTTTACACCAAACATAAAATTTCATTAATTCGTTTTTATCAAAATAATACTCATCATTTTCTAAAAAACGTAAAAATCTTTTACAAGCTAGACTATGTTTTTTACAGCACTTCCTCTTCCTATTAGCACCTTTTTTTACCCATTTGATAAGCCTATCGTAAAGTTCTTTCTCTAACTTAACAAATTTATCCATTATTTAACATCTCCACCAAAAAGCAAAGTAAAATCATCTGTCTTTTTTTCTTCTTCTTTCTTTGGTACAACTAATTTCATTCTGCTTGTAACTGTCAATCCTAACTCTCTACTTAAGGTTATAATCTGCTTACTTAACTTATCTTGAATATTAATAGTCTTTCCGTCTAGCAAAACATCAACATTATTTGCCATTTCTACAGTTACTTTATCGTACATATCCTTAATTAATACATAATTAGCCAATGTTTCTATATCTAAATTAGTTAAAATATCTAATCTTTGTAATTCTTCTGAATAATAGTTAAATTCTTCGTATAGTCTTTTAGGTAGCTTTTTAGGGGGAATAATCTTGTCCTTAAAGCCTTTTAGTTCTTGTTCTTGTCGTTCTTTAATTTCTTTTTTTGTCAAATGTTTCTTCCCCTTTTCAAGCAATACGCTTACAGGCTCTTTTTTTCTTCCTGCCAAAATTACACCCCCTTTATTTTTATTTATTCAAAAGCTTTTTCATCTACCCACTTTGCTTTACTGTGAATATATAAATAAGCCCCTTTTCTTGCTGTTACTTCAAAAGTTTTGCCAAGCAAGTTGTCGGATTTTCCGACAGTTTCAAAACCGGCTGTTCCCCACGGTTTAGTATCAACACTGTAACCACCATTATTTACAGTTTTTTCTTCTGATATTGTTTCAACTTCTTCAAAGGCTCTATAGTCTATCCAACCGCCTAGATATTGACTGTACCAATAACTTCCCCATTTTCTTGACACAGTTACTACATAGCCCTGATAGTCTTTAGTATTGCCTACATTCTTTCTATCAGAGCAAAACCAAGGCAAACTGTCTATAGAGTAGTTGCCGTTTATCATATATCTTTCTTGTATTTGTTCCATATATTCCTCCTGCTTTTTTTCTTCTCTTTCATCTTCTTTAAGTCTGTAAACTTCATAATTCCAATTATATAAATAACTTAAATAACTTTCTGTGTTTTCGCTTATTCCATTGGCTTTAAAGTTGCAATGTATAATATGTGAATTATCTGTGAAAACTCCTGTGTGAGCAGAGGCACCCGGAACACCTTTTCGTTTAGCCCAAATAACTATATCGCCTTTTTTTGCAGTCCATTCGTTGTTTTCTGTTATTTTTTCAAAGCCATTTTGTACTAAAAAACGTCCTAAATTGCTTGTATTTCTAATGTCGTCATCTTCTATATCTAAAGCATTACAAACAGCAAAAAAAACAGAGCTAGAGCAATCATAACTTGATGTACCTTCTCTGTGTATCATAGAATAAGTTACTTTACCTTTTCTATCTCTAAACCATTTTATAATATTATCTATTTTGCTCATATTAACTCCTATAATTTATATTTTTTCTTTGTAAAATTTATTCTTCTATTTAAAATTTCTCTATATCCTTTCATATACTCTAATTGAGTAATTAAAAGTAATCTTTCTTGTCTTTCAATATCTCTTTCTTTAAAGTTTTTCTGCATTTGCATTATCTTTATATCAAGTCTGTTATATTCTCTATAAAGTTCATCTAGTATCATCTCTCCGCTCCTAAACAAATTAAAAAGGGCTATATAAAGCCCCTTTAATCTATTTCTTTTCTAATACTCTTTCACTATCTCTGACCCCGTCTGTAGTTGGGTCAACTAATATTCCAAGACCTGCTAAAATGTTTACAATTAACATTAGCACTTGAATAGTTTGGTCTTGAGTTATTTTTGGCACTACTTCAAATTGCGCTAACATTTGATATACAAAAGATATAATTGTTGTCATCATTGTGATGATAAATGTTTTGTTTTTTAATCTGATTTTTAAGTTTAAGTTTTTCATAGTTTTTATTCTCCTATCTATTTTTTATTGGCAACTCAAAAACTTTTTCGACCGCCTTTTTTACGATTCCGTTTCCTTTGAGTTTTGTATAGTTTATATACAATTTTCTCAAAACTTCTAACTCGTCATCATAAATAAAACCTCTCTCATTTACACAAGTTACAAGCTCTAAAATATCTTTTCTTAAAAGACATTTTATCCCGTCGTTTTGATATTCTTGTAAAGTGAGTATCTTTTTAAGAGGTTTTAATACTGTTCTTGCAATTACAATCCCGCTACAGATGATACTTAAGCTAATTGAGATTGTATTTAAGTTTAAACTGACTGATACACTGCTTAAATCCACATTTTTTTACCTACCTTTCCTTGTAAACGTTGATATTTAAACAAATCGCCCAAAAACGCCCCCTATTTTGCATTTGTTTTGTTTTTTAATGATATTATATGGCTAAAATACTTAAATTAATCTATTTTAAACCAATTTTCAGGATTGTTTCGTGGATTTGTAGTATTATTATCTACTTTTGATGAATAAATATTATCTTGATATAAAACTTTATCAAATTTATTATAAGTTTTAGTAAATGACCAATCATTTATTGGCTTTAAAGTATCCTCATCTATTAGTTGATATTTATTTGTTAAAAGTTTATTAAATTTTTCATCTGATGTATGATTGTAAACAACTTCATAAAGTCTTTTTTCAACTTTGAACCTGTCGCCTTTGATGTAGTTGTGATTAGCTTTAAAACCTTCGTACTTTTGAGGCTTCTCCGGTTCTTCTTCCTCGCTTTCACTTTGAGCAGGTGTCAATATAATTTCTTTTGCTATTTCTAATTTTCTTAATTCTGACCTTTTATCAGAAATAAGTTGTAACAAATCCATAACCTTTCTTTTTTTGCTATCTATCTGAACCCCCATAGTAGCAATTTCAGAATTTATATCATCCATTTCTTGTTCTTTCTTCGATACTTCTTTTTCAATCTCAACAATTTTTTTGTCTATATCTTTTAACTTCATCTTTTTACTCCTTCGCTTTAAAACTTATTCCGTCGATTGAAACCCAGTTTGTACTGATTTCAGAGCGGTTTTCTATAAGAATGTTCCCATCCTTTCTTATTCTTAAAGTAGCGGACTTGTTGCCCGTGCAGGGTACAAAAACTAATAAATTTTTTTCAGGTCGGCAATCCTCTCTTGTAATTCTTGCAAACCACTCTGATGTTGTATCTTTTGCTATGCCTTGTAAGTGAACTATACCGAACGGGTCTTTAAAGTACTTTAATTCGTTGTCATAATCGTAAGGTTTAGTTTCATTGAAAAGGTGCAGTTTAGTCCATCCTTCTACTTCAATTCCTTTATGAAAAGCTGTTTTTAAGTTTATATCAAACATATCAGGTCTTTTTGCTATCTGTCCGACCGCAAGCCCTGTCCCTGAACTGTGGGCTTCAATAAGTCTAAAACTTGACCCAATGAAAAAACTCTGTGTAGCCGATGTATAGTAGTCTGTAATTGTAAGTCTAAATTCATACTCAAAATTTACATTGACATCATAAGCTAAAGCATTTAAGTTTAAAACCTTATCCGTTCCCTCAAGAATTGTAGTCCAGTTTGAGCTGTCAACAAGACGTCTTTCTATCTTCCATTTACAAGTATTTTTTTCGTTGATACTTGCCATCTTGAAGTTTCTAGTCATTGTAACTGTCTTTTCGTCTTTTTCTAGTCTATATCCTGAAAATTTTACAATGCTAGGCAAAGTATAAGGCTCTACTTTTACAGTTCTTGTATCTGTAGAAATTCTGTCCCTGCTATCTGTAACAGTGACGGTTACTGTAACATTCCCGCTTCCTGTTACTTCTTTTGATGTAGCATTAGCACCCCACAAGGTTTGTCCTGCAACAGTAACTTTGACATCTTTTACAGTTGACCCCCTATTACCTTCTGCGGTTGTAATAATGTTAAATTTACTGTGATTTTCAACAAAAACGCCTAACCCTTTTGTCTTGTCGTCTGCTTCTATAACTTGAATATCTTTGATAATAGGTTTTATAGAGTACGGAACGTGCATGTGCCAATCTGGATTATATGTTGTCTCTCCAAATTTCTTTCCGTCTTTATACGTATCTATACCGATATCCATATAGATAGTGCCACTATTTGGCTGTAATTCTACATAATTTGTAGTTGATGTAAAAGTTAAATCTAAATCTTTTGTGTTTTTAGCAATATAATGCCAACCACTACTTCCCTTTTCACCTCTAATTACATACCAAACCGTATGAGTGATATTCCCATTTAAAAACTTATTGATATGGATAGTATGTTGTTTTCCTAACTCTCTTGAACCGTCCATTTTGTCAGTAATTATTGACATTCGTGGTATTCTGTCAAGAGTTATAGTATCTGACCCGCCGTCAACACTGCCCACGTGTGAGCCGTGTATTTTTGCTCTTATGTCAAGAGTAGTCGACAAATCAACATTACAGGTTCCGTCTGGATTGTGATATATCCTCTTGTCGAAACTTCCAAGTGTGATTGTAGTACCACCACTGGTTGAAATTCTTGAAGATGTGATGTCATAACCCGAGCCGTCGACGTATACAGTATGAGTTCTTGACCCAATGTATAAGTCATAATTGCTACGGCAATCAAGATATAGTGTGATTGTTAAATCACTATAATTGCCGTCAATATTTTGACTAGCTTCCCACTCTGTTCTGACTGTGTATCCGTTGTTAAACGTCTCTTGATAACTTCCTGAAAGTGCCATTAATCCACCGCCTTTCTAAATGATAAGTTTCCGTTCTCTTGTACTGAAAATTCAAAATTGCCAATTCTTAAAGAATTTATTACATAAGCGTCTGTAATGTAGAGCTTATTGTTAGACATATAAGCCACTTCCACATCTCCCTTTAAAAAACTAATCTTTTCGTGGGTAATTAACGCTTTAAAAGGTGAGTTAATATCGCCTAACTCAATATTTCCAGCTTTGAAACGGATATATTTTGAAAAATCGTTGAAACGTTGTTCTAGTGCTTTTCCTGTTTCATCAAGTAGTTGCTTATAGTTATTGAATTGAAATAAAAACTCATCTCTAGTCTGCTTAAGTTGTGTACTTAATTGATGTCTTATCTTTGCATTTTCAAGATTAAGCCCTTCATACTTTTTGAGTAAATCTTTGTTATCACTTGAAAGATATTCAATCGCGTTACTTAACTGTTTGTCTATTTCTTCTAAATCTTCAATAGCAGGAGTCCAGCTTGTAGCTTTATTTCCTTCTTCTACTTTAACATTTTTAACACAAAAAACGGGATTTTGATTAAGTTCTGTTTCAACCGCAATCATTATTTCGTCAAAGTCTTTTTTATTAAAAGTTATATCAACTCTTTTATTTTCTTTTGCTTTAACTTCTACTTTTTTAGATAACTTTACTTTATCTACAGCAAAATTTATATCAAAATCTGATAAGTTTATTACATCAAAACTTAAAGTGTAAGTCTTATCTTTTTCAAATTTTACTGTATCTAACAAGTAGTAGCCTCTTACTTTTGAAGTAATAGCATTATCAATTCCTAAAAATTTTATTGCTTGATTATCTCGCCACTCGTCATTGTCCGTTATTTCAATGTATTCAATGTTTGTAGCTGACCACTTCTGCCACTTTGTTTTATCTAAAGTAGCTGAATTTTTTAAAAGGTTTCTTGCTCCTACTTTGATTTTATCGACTTTTTCGTTTATGTTTTTTTCAACTGTTGATATAATCTCGTTACTTTTTAATTCTAACGCTGTATTTAGTTCACTTTTTATCTCTCCCCATTTATCGTTGAATTTCGTTTGAATAGCTAAAGTTATGCTATTTTTCAACTTTGAAAATATGTTAGTTACATTTGCTCCCATATCTTCAAATTGTTGTCTAAATTCTTCTTTGGAGATTATCTGTTCAATAAAAGCTGTGTCAACAATTAATTTTTTAATCTTCGCTAAATCAATATTAGCAACTATTGTGTTTAATATTTCTGTATCAGTTACTATTGCTTTAAGCCATACAACATCTGCTGTAATTGATTTTATTAACTCTTGTTGTCCCTCTTTAGTTCTGATATATCTTTGAGTTTCTGCGTTAGATAAAGCTTTAATTTTTTCCTCATCTAAATATTTTTTTGCCTTTTCGATTTCTTCTTCTAAATTAGTTTTTATACTTTGTAAAATCTGTTCAATAGCTACTTTTGTTTCGTTATTTTTTCTTTCAATTTCTTTCTTTGTTTCTTGTTCTATTTCTGTTTTTGTTTTTTCAATTTTTTCAGTAACCCCTTTAGTAGCTGAATTTATTTTCTTGTCAACCTTACTATCAATATTATTTAATAAGTTTTCATTTTTTATCTTGATTTTCTTATCTGTCTTATTAAGTAAAGTATCTGATAAACTCTTTAGCTTATAGCCAAAATCAACTTGTAGATAGCGAAACTCCATAGGGCTAAAAATGTAACCAACTACATCAATTCTTTTATGAATGTTATAATCTTCATAATAGATTATACAAGTATCATCTATATCTAAATTGTATGAGTTGATTTCATCTGTTCCGACTAATGAAAAACTTTCCTTTGGTAAATCTATTTGAAATACTTTGAATAAATCCTCTCCATATTTTTTAAGAGCTTCAAGAGTTCTAAAACTATCTTCATACTCTCTAAAATCGGCTAAAATATACGGATATTCGTTGATTAAAGGGCTTTCTACAACTGTTTCAAAAATCGTGTCCTTTTCATTTTCGTTATCTGTTCTTTTATTAGCTTTCATATAAAGTCTAGTAACTACATTATCTGCGTCTTGCTTGATATTTATATCGTTTACGTTCTTTCTATTTGCTACAATGTATTCCGTATCTCTACCACGTCTAGCAAGATATTTTATCCTATAATTGTCAAATAAATAAGTTCCCTGCCATAGTGTAGATATAGAAAACTCACTACTTAACAAAACATCAAATAGCATTTTGTTTTCCATATTAATAGTATGAATATCTGCAATATCAGAATAAAAACTAAACTTGTTACTATCTGATATTGTGCTACTAATACCATTAAATACACTAGAGCAACTTTGTTCTTTAAAAGAAAATTTAGGTACATATAGCTTCTTACTTAAAAAGCCTATGTGTTTAGCATAGATTTTTACGCCTTTTACTAACTTTTGAATATCTGTTATAAAGAATAGTTGTTGATTGTGTCTTGGTGTATCACATTTAATCAAAGCAAATTTTTGAAACAAGTTATGCAATCTTTCTTCTTTTCCATTTTCAAAAGTTATATGGTGCATTAAAGGATATTCAAACTCTATATCATATCTGCCGTTCTTTTCTTCTACTAACTTATCATTTTTAGCATATTTTAAAGAGATATACTCATTATCTTTAACTTGTAAATAAATCATATAATAAGTACCTCCACTGTATTTTAAATTCTGCTTTACAATTACTTAATAGAATAGGATTAACACCAATGTCTAAATAAGGTATCTTTCCCCCTGTAAATGCACTATTTTTTAAGTATCCGTCCTGTGTGATTTCTATTTCTTGTAAATCTACATTTAACGGACTTAAACTATCTGTCTTAAATTCCATTTTAGTGCCATTAATAGCAATATAAAAATTCTTGCTAGTTGGTGTAATTTTGATAAAGGGATATACCCTTAAATGTCCTTTATTTTCTATTGCTCCGTTACTATTCATTACTATTGTTTCGGTATTTTTGCAACAAAAAGGTTGTAGAGTAAAACTGACTACAACCTTTCTGTAACTATTCTTAAATTTTCCATAAGTGATATTCGATACAAAGCCTTTGTAATAGACCGTATCATTATTAAAGTATATATCAACAAGCTTGTTAAGTATAAAATATTGCCCTAAACTTTGTATATCTTTTGTATAAAAAGTTATACTAATAGGAATTTCATTTAACAACTTTAAATCTTCTAAAATAAAGCCGTCCCTGTTATACTGCTTAATTAATTCAAAATTAGAGCTTATAACAGTATCGCTTATAGTTGATATACCTTTAAACTTAATACCATTGTAAATAATATATAACTTATTTATAAAGTTATTAAATTTTATCTCTTGCATTAATACACCTCTTTGTTTAGTTCATATTTCATCTCTTGCATTATATTTTTAATATCTCTATCATCTCTAATAACAACATTATCAAAATGTACTGTAACCTCTTGCTTAATGACTTTTTCTTCTCTACCTCTGCTCATATTGTCAATTCCACGATAAATAGGTTGCATTTGCCTTTTAACTTCTTTTTTAACTGCTTCTATCATCAGTTTTGTACTAGCTATATGATTAGTTATTTTAGTACCTGTTGGCAAGTCCATAATGTCATCTCCTCTATGAGTTCCTAACATTCGACCTGCTGTTCCTCTAGGTAAATCAAAGAGTTCCCAGCCCATTTCATTTACTCTAGTTCTAACCATACCACCATTAGCAAAGCTAGGTAAATAGTTAGTTCCACTTGCATAACCTCTTAAATAGTTAGTTCCACTTGCGTGTCCGTACAATGCACTAACAGCACCTAAATTTCCAACTGCTTGAACGTTGATAGTTACATTTTTTCTTTCAGGAATAGAATTAATTTTTCTCCTAACCTCATCTAAATTTCTGATAGTTCCGTCTTTGTTTACTGTAACTTTAACAGGATTTCCGTTAAGGTCTGTAATAGTCCCATTCAAATTTCCTGCACTATCTCTTGTAAAGCCCATTTGTTGCTCAAGATGTTTTAATTGTGCTACATTTAATTTTGTGCTGTTTGTTAGTCCTGCTGTCAGTCTTAAAAATTCAGCACCCATTTGAGTTTGAGTAAACTGTGTTGTTTTCATCAACTCTTGCAATTTCTTTTTACTAGCTTCCGTACTTGCGTGTATTTCCCCTGTTTCATTATCATAACAAGCTATAACTTTACCTGTTGTTTCATCAACAATTTGAAAAACTCGTTTTGTTGTACCTGTTGTGGTGTCAAGCACCTCATTCCAACCAGTTTCGTTTATCGTGTACATTTCTTCGTGATGTTTTTGCCAGTTGTTCAAATCTTTTTGCAATGTTTTATCGTTATTGCTTAAAATTTCACCGTTTGTATCGTTAATTTCTTTAGCTATTTGTGGGTATTTTTCTTTTACAGCTTCAAGCAAATCGTTGTAATGTTTCTTTGCATTTTCAATATCTTTGTCTCTTGTTTCTTCCATTACTTTTATTGCTTGTTCTGCTTCTTCTTTTTCTTTTCCCGATAATTCTTTTGCTTTTTGTTTCGCAAGTTCAATTTTAGTATCCCATTGAGCTTTTATATCTGCTATTTCTTTATCTGCTTGTGCTTTTTTTTCTTTTAGCATTTCACTTTGACCTTTTAAATCAAGTTTTCCCATTTCATTGATAAACTTGTTCTTCATATATAGCAAATCTTCTTGTGTTTTAGCTGAATTATCTAAGTCAATTTTATTAATTTCTTTTTTTATTTCCAATAGCCTTTGTTCTTCTGCTTTTGTTAAATTTCTTTTTTCGTTATAAGCTTTTTTGATTATATCGTTCTTTTCTTTTTCTAATTCGCCTAAATGTTGTATTTGAACGTTTGTATCTTTATTAAGCCAATCTAAAGTTTTTTGTTCTTCTTCGCTTAATACTCCGTCCCTGCTAAACGCTTCTTTAGTTGCTTGTTGTATTTCTTGCTGTTTTCCTTGTAAAGTTTTAATAGCTGTATCACAACTTTTTGATATATCTGTTGAAATGTTATCAAACTTACCAGCTTTAAATTCTGACTTGCCTAATCTCTCTAACTCTAAAGCTAAACGACCTGTACTTTCTCTAGCGACTTGTACTTTCTTTGCAAATTCTGTAGATAAATGCCCTGTTTCTGAAAATTTATATCCCTGTTCTTCAAGTTCTTTACTTGATTTCTTTGTACTACCTGTAAATAAATTAATCCACTTATCCCACAACGTCATATTATCTTTTGCGTCTAAAATAGTTTTATTTCCGTCTGCTAAAACATCGTTCCAAGTTTTATATGCTATTACACAACCAACAATAGCAGCCGCAACTCCAGCTGTAACGGGATTTAACAAACCCATTCCTTTAGTAGTTAAGCCTACTGCACTACCTAAATTTTTCATAGCAACCGCTCCGCCATTTCCAACTTCTAAAATAGGTTTTGCCGTCATTTTCCCTAAAGCTAAATTTATACCAACAATAGCTGCCTTAAATTTATTAAGCATACCCATAGTTTTAAATACAGCTCCTAATCCAGCTGTTAGACCTGCCATTCTTACTATTAGTTGCTTAAATCCTGTATCAAGATTTCTTATCCAATTCAAAAATGCTTTTGCATTTTGCATTAGTTTTATCATCATAGGTAAAAATTCAACTGCTAACTCTCTAGCTACGTTAGAGAATTGATTTTTTAACATTTTTAATTGACTTTCTGTTGTTTGGTATCTCTTTTGTGCTTCTGTTTCTAATGCTGTGTTTTCTTCCCAAGCCTTTTTAGATAAGTTTAAGTTCTTCGTTAGTTCTCTGTGTCCTCCAGCAAGTCTTAATACTGTATCTCTTAATCTTACTTCTTTTATTCCTAAAGTGTCTAAAACAGGTGTAATATCCTGTCCACTTTCTTTCATCTTTCCTAATCCCTCTACAACAAGCCTTAAAGCTTCGCTAGGATTATTCTTTACTATTTCTTTGAATTTATCTGCACTTACACCAGCTATATTAGAAAAATTGTGTAATTGTTGACCGCTTTCTTTAGCCATTTTTTGTATTTCCTTATCAGTTAATCCAGCTTCTTTACCCATTTTTCTAAATTCGGCACCGGTTCTGCCACCAGCTCCTAAAACTTTCATCATAAACTTGCCCATAGCTGTACCACCTTTTTCGGAAGCTATACCAACACTTGTTAAAGTTGCTGATATACCTGCTATTTGGTGGTCTGTTAATTTAAAGTTAGCACCCATACCAGCCAAACTGTGCATCATACTTACAATGTCTGCTTCTGTTGTAGCTGTATTGTTACCTAAATCAACGATTGTACTAGCTAATCTATCTATGTTTGACTTATCCATATTAGTGATATTTGTATATTGTGCTAATAATTTTGCTGCCTCATCACTCGCTAGGTTTGTACTATCGCCTAACTTAATCATAGTTTCTGAAAACTTTTCAATATCATTAATGCCAATACCTAATTGCCCTGCCATTTCCATAACTTTTGCTATTTCGTTTGCTGATTGCGGCAACCTTTCAGACATTGAAGTTATAGTTTTTTTCAATTTTGCGAATTGTTCATCTGTTGCGTCAACTGTTTTTCTTACACCTGCAAAAGCACTTTCAAAAGCTATAGCCTCTTTAATTCCAAAAGCTGTAAAAGCTAAAGCAGGTGCTGACATTTTTAATAAAGCATTACCTACTTTGTTGTATGCTTCTGCTGTCTTTTGCAACTGCTCTCTATACTTTTTCATTCCGTCTATTTGCTTTTTAATAGTATCTTTTTTGTATTCATCATTGACGTATTTTAAACTTGTTTTATGATTTTTTAATTGCTCGTTTGCTAAATTTAATTGCCTTTTGTAATCATCTGTTTTTTTACTTAATTTTGTTATATTATTTTCGTGTTTTTTAATGTTGCTTGTTAATTTCTTTTCTAAATCATATTTACTTCTTAATTCTTTTCTTAACTCTTGATGTTTGTTTGCATTATTTTTAATACTTTTAGAAAGATTATCTACAACAGTTTTTTGCTTTTGCACTTCTGCATTAGCTATCTTGTATGCTTGACTTTTTTTGCCCTCTGTTTTTGCTATTTCTTTTTGTCTATCATTTAATATTTTTAGCTTTTTACTTTCTTCATCATAAGCCTTAATAAGTTGCTTCTTTTCGCTATAAATATTTTTAAATTCTGACCTTACATTTTTTAAAACTTCTTTATTTTTTGTATATCCGTCTTGTAATTTTTTTAAGCTCTCTTGTGTTTCTTTTAATGCTTTTTTTTCGTTTGTTCTTTCTTTAAACGTTTCTCTTAAAGCTGTATTAATATTTTTGATTTTATCTTCTGATATTTTTATAGCTTTTGTATAATGGTCTAATGAGTGTTGCAAAGTTTTATAACTGTCGCCCTGTTTTCTTAAAGTATCTTGACTTACTTTATAAGCTCTATCAAGTGCCGTTAATTCTTTATTAAGTTTTTTTATTTTATCACTCGCATTATCTCTAGCTTCAATATCGACTGTTAATTTCTTTGACATTACTCAAAATCATCTCCTATATTTATCATAGATACTGTGTCTTCTTCTTCTTTTTTATCTTCTTCACTTTTGTTCATTTCGTTATGAATTTCTAACATTTTATTTATCGTTCTATAAGTAGCATTAAAAAATTCATACTCTCTTTTTCGTAAAACAACTGTATAAAAATAAAAAAGAAAATCAATGTCTAAATCTTCTTTTTCTTCTTTTTCTTCTTGTTGTTGTTTTTTTTTAGTTCAAATTCGACTGTGTTTTCTTCTTCCTCTTCCACTTCTAAAGTACATCTCACAAAGCAAGTTAAAGCTAAATCAGATAAAGTAATTAATAAATTCATCTTGTCTTTTTCATTTAATCCATAAACAAAATCATCTAATATCTTATTTTTCTTGTTTCTTAACATACAAGCAATTAAATCTAACATATTATCGGCTTTATATTCTATAAAACTTGAAGCGTCTTTAATTAGTCCGTGTCCTGTATGTTTTTCATATATTCTAAAACTTTCCATAGTACAATTTAAAATATATTCTTCGTTTTTCCATAGCACTTTTAAGCTATTATCTTGTATTGCTGACATTGTTATATCTCCTATTTAAAAATTGATAAAATTAAAAGGGGGATAACTCCCCCGTTTGCTATTAATCTGTTAAAATCTTTTCTTTAGTCCCTAAAACTTTTTTATAGAAATTAGTTATTACATCAGGCTTCAACTTGTCTTCATTCTTTGAGAAAAATCTACATAAAGTTCCATCTGCAACAGGGATAGCTTTTCCTTTAAATTGATGTTTACTAAAATCTATATTAGTTGTTTTTGTATTGTGAGTAAAACTCTCTTTACTTAATTTACAATTATAGAAAATACCAAACCCTTTATCTCCGTCTGAATAATCAAATTCAAAAAGAAGAGCAAAAGCGTTTTGGCTGTCTTCTGTGTTTACTGTAACTCCGCCGTTTTCTGTTGAGCTTCCCTCAATCATTTTTTGTATTTTAGGTAAATATTGTGCCAAAGTTAAAGACAATTCATAAGCTACAGGTATTCTTATTACAGTATCTTGTTTATCGTCTGAATATGCTTCTCCCTCTGCATATTGTGGAGTATGTTGAAAATTCTCTACACCTTTAACAAAAACAGGTTCGTCATATTCAATTCCACCTTCTTCATTCTTTTTTAATATTGCAATATGCAAATTTTTAAATCCATAAGCTCTTTTTACATCTGATTTTATTGCCATATTTTTATTCACTCCTTATATATTTTTTTGAAAAAGTAAAGCAAGTATTATATCCTTTTGCTTCTTTTTCTGTTCCGATATGCTTAATATCTTTAAATTCTAACTCCCTTAATTTTTTACTAATTAAGGTGTTTGTTTCTATTATCTTGTTAGAAAAATAAACATTTATTATAAAGTCAACCTCTATAACATCAACAAAGTCATCATAAATCTCGCTATCCTCTGCCGTATAAAAATATCTAATGCTTTTTTCTAAATCTGTTTCTTTTTCCAAATAAAAAGTTGGAAAATTCGTTAGTTTCTCCAACTTATCAAAATCATTTTTAATCTGTTTAAAGTAACTTTCCAACTTCGTTCTCCAACTCTTTCATTAATTCTGTTTCTAATTTAGTCTTATTTTTCTTTAAAGACTTATCAAACCAACCCTTATGTTTATCTATATACTTGCCTGTTTTAACTCCAAAATACGATAAATGAAAGCCATAATGGTTAAAGTATGCACCTTTCCACTTGTTCCAATCATTTTTTGTATCATCAAAGCCAACTTTCACAACCTTTAACTTTTTTGTGTCTATTTTAGGATATACAGTTAAACAATCTCTTGCTGTTCCTGTATCTTTCGGGGTATCTTTTTTTATTTCTTCTTTAAGCTCCTCCCCCGCTTTAACTAAAGCACCTTTTGAAATTAAACCTTTATTTGATATATTTTCTAAATCTTCAATTAAAGCGTCAAGTCCATTAATCTTTAGTTTCATCAATAAACTCTCCTCTAATTTCTAAAATATTACCTTCAAGTTCATTTACATACTTGATATTAAATTCTTTATCATTAAAGATTACTTTACCTTTAAAATCTAATCCCTTTAATGCTTTTCTATTCCTTACAAAAAAAGTTATCTTTTGTATATTTTTTTCTTTTTCGGTTGATGTATATTCTGTACCATAAGCATATTTTAACTTTGCTCTTGTATCGACAAAAACACTCTTATTTTTAATTGGTTTCCCGTCTTCGTCTTTCTCTATTCCGTTACTCTTTATCTTTAAAACTAGCCTTATTTTTTCTTTAAATTCGCTAGTCTTAAATTTAAGTTTATAGTTTCTTTCATCATAACCCATAATAATATCACTTCCTTTTATCGAGCATTTTTAAGTATTTTATTTTATATTTTTTAATATTTTAATTGTTGAATGATATTATTTAATGAATTATTATTCTTTAAACTATAATTACTTTCGGTTGTTCGTTCACGTTCGATATAATGAAAATGAACGAAAATAGAAATGGCAAGTAAATATAGTTTATCGCTTTTTTGAGTATCTTTAACCCCTGCATTTTTCAAATATTCCTCGCCACTTTCTATAAGAGCATTTATTAAGTTGTCATCATCTTCAAAGTCAACGTTCAAATAATTTTTGACTAAATTCAATCTTTGCTTTTCGTTCATCTTTTCTACCTACTATGCTTGTGTAAATTCACCTTTTACTAATGCTTCTTTATCAAAAGCCTTTGTATCAAATCTCATTCTTGACTTGATAGAAATTTTATCATTTACCCATTTAACTAAATCAGTCATTTCTATACTTCTTCCTTCACGTTCAAAGTGTGTAATAGCTTCATCTAATGCACCAATGTAGAACGGTACTTTTTTAGCCTTTACAGGTAAAACTTTATCAGTTACTACGATTACTGTGTATTTGCCCTCTACAGTCTTTACGTTAGGGTCTGTGATATGGTCTTTTAAAATATATCTGTCGTTTTTGTCTTTTAGAGTATCTAACCAGTTATATCCTGTTTGATTAGTTAAGATAATTGTTTTTGATAATAAAGCAGGGTCAATTTTAGTATTTAAAATTGTCTTAATATCATCATAAGTC